CTTTCAACTTAATTGTCCCCTGATAGTTGCGCGGTACTCGTCGCAAAGAAAAAGCCCCGCAGGTGCGAGGCTTTTGTACACAGAGACGGTTAAACCACTGTGAAAGACGTTAGTTCGAAGACTGTGAAAAATAGATGAAAATCGCTCTTCAACCCAACGAATGGGCCGTCTGGGTCGTAACTTATGTAGCCTACTTTGCCACCCGAAGCCCCGTTCTCCCTGTCGAAAAAGCCTACTTCTTTTGTTTCTAGACAGGCTACCCATATTTTAGGTCCTACGTCCTCCGCCTCAAAACCAACCACATCCGGAGAACCCATGCCTTTAATAGACTGTTCATGGTTAGTTCCTTGCACTCTCCCAAACCATGAGAATTCAAAAAGCTCTCCTTGAATGCTAACGTTCACCAACGCAAATTGATTCCGAGGTATCGGACGATTTTTAGGGTAAGCGTTCCCGCCCTTCATAAGCATCATGCCTTGATTAAGCATTTCCTTCTCCTCGAAATTCAGGAGGTAACTGAGTTCTCTCCTTTTCAGACAAATATGCTTGGTAGCAGTGCTCTTCCTGCCAGAAGAAAAGATGGTCAATGAGCCACCGCCAAACGTTAGTTTTCCCACGTGCATGCATGCGCCATGCGTGTGAAGAAAGCGACTCATCGGCGTAGCCACCAATTAAAGTATTCGCTAACTGATCAATTGCCAGAAGCACTTGAATCGCATCAGGATGCTTCATTGTCAGAATCCTCATAAGGCTTCGTCCACAGCTCGCCCTGTGCAAGCATTGCTTTAGAAAGGGCTTCTTCGAGTTGCTTCTTTCTTACCTCAACCACAGTGTTATCAGCTAAGACCCATGCGGTTTTGTCAAGATTGTTCAACTCTGCCACTTTCAAAGCACGAGCCATACGCCCTTGAGCAACTTCATCCCCATCAAACTTCATACCGTCCACCTCAACGATGATGGCGTTCACTGCGCGAGAGCGGGCAAGCTTTCGCACGGACAAGCGTTCTTCTTCGCTCAACTCAGGGTCAGGCAAGTTGATAATTTCCACTCCAAGAAGAGCGCAGATTTCTTGCTCATTCTCTTCCGTGAGGTAGGGAAAACTTACATTTGGAAGCGCATCACGTAGCGCCCACTCGGAGGAATAATCTTTGTCGTTAAATCGGTAAATTTTCATGTGGTTACCCTTGTGTATTAACGAATGCTGAGGTATACGTCCAACCTCGAGAGAATCGAGCCACCACAATTAAGGCCATATTCGGATTGCCGTAAGTGGGTGGGGTTCCTCCAGACCAAGTGCAGTTCTGCCATGTGATTGTGGCATTTCCCGTTGTCCAGAAATGGATTACTTTGGTTCCAATCGGACCCTCCTCAGGCTTAGTAAATTGAACGGTTACATTCCCCGTGATATTCACTGACAAATCATCGGGAGAATTGATATCAATTGTTAGAGTGCCCCCGTCTTGAACTCTGTGTTCCTGCCGAGAGTACCCCTTGAGTACACCGCGATCCCCTTCTTTTCGTACATACTTATTCAAGTCCGAGCTATTGGCCTTAGAGTTAAGCGCCGACTCGTCCGCCTTCTTATTAAGCTTGCGAAGTACCTCATTAACGTCCCCTTTAGACGCTAAAGAACTAAGCTGTTCCTTCTTCGCATAGGAGATTAAGTCCGAGGTGCGAGCATAAGCCGACAAGTCCCCAGTCTTCGCATAAGGCTGAAGTGTTGTGGTAAGTAAGGAACTCGTTACGTAACTGCCAAGCTTCTTGTCCACGTCTACTGTCTTGGCATAGTCCCCAAGCGAGGTCTTAATCGCAGAATCCTCAGCCTTGAGCGTTGCAAGAGCCGTGTTGAACTTCTCGTGGTCTGCGTCATTAGTAACCTTTTCAGCTTTAGTAGCTAAATCAGTTTTAGTGGCATACGTAGTACTAGCATTAGCCTTAGAGAGATAGGTATTGCTGATTTCTGTCTTCGTAGGAAGTGCAGCAATACCAGCTTCAAGCTCTTTGTCCTTTCTACCTAGTGCATCAATGTTGCCTGTTAGAGACGATATGCTTTTCTGATCTGCTTTAGTAGACAACTCAGTCTTCGTAGCATAAGTATTAGAGACTTCTGTCTTAACAGCATTAATAGCTTCAGTCAGTTTCCCTTCTCTAATCACGTCAGCTGGAAGAGTAAGATTCAAGGATTTTTTCTGTTCCTCAGTGAGGTCTTCAAAGCGCAAGGGATCACCCTTCTCACCACGAGGTCCTCTAAGAGCTTCTAATTGTTCACTTGTGAAATCAGAGTAAGTAAAAGGATTCCCCTTATCTCCTTTTGATCCTTTTAATCCTTCTAATTGAGCAGGAGTAAATTGGTCATAAGTGAATGGGTCTCCCTTATCCCCCTTCAAACCTTGAGGAATATTGAAGTGCCAATCATAAGAATTACCAGTTAAGTTAACCGTAGCACTTCCCTGGGAACCAGGAGCAAGAGTAGTAACACTAACAGACGGGGAAGAGAGACCAGTTAATCGTTCATTAATGATTCTAGCTTCACCAGCTACAGCATCCTTCATTGCCTGCGTAGCTACTTCACTAGCCTTGGCTTTAGTTTCAGAATCTTTCGCCTTCTTTTCACTAGCTTTAGCGTTATCTGCACTTACCTTAGTAGCATTCTTAGAAGCCAGTGCTTGCGAGGCTGAAGCTTGCGCTTCGAGTGCGCTAGACGCCACGGCATCGGCTACCTGGGTGACTTTCGCCAGCTCACTGGCAACGTGGCTTGAGACTGAACTTGCTTGTTGTGCAGAAGTCGCAGCACTTAATGCGCTCTCCTGTGCGCTTAGCTCGCTCGCTTTTGCCAAGGCCTCACTCTCTTTCGCCTTCTTTTCCGATTGGCTTGCTAAGGCTACCGCCACCTGAGCTCCATCACGCGCCTCTTCTGCCAAGGCCTCGCTCTCTTTTGCCTTCTTTTCCGATTGGCTTGCTGAGGCTACCGCCCCCTGAGCACTATCGCGCGCCGCTTCTGCCCCCTCTCTCGCGGAAATCGCCGTCTTCGCGCTCTCGCGCGCATTCGTCTCACTTTCCGCCATACGCCCCGCCACTTCCTCCATCTTCCGTTGGAGGGATCGCTCGCTCTCTTGTAACTTCAGCTCCGCCGAGTCTAGACGGGGGATGAGTGCGTTAACGCGCTCTTGCGTTTCCCGCGCTGAAGTCTCACTCGCCTTAGCCTTACCAGCGGACGCTTGCGCAAGTCCTGCCTGTGTCGCTGCGTCACGCGCGCTTTGCTGAGCGCTATCGCGCGCGGCTTGTGCCACGGTCGCCTGACGGGTGGCTTCCGCGCTTGCGCCCTGCGCGGTCTGGCTAGCCGAGCCCGCCGTATCGCGCGCGCTGAAGAGCTCGGCTGTGAACTGCTCGCTCGTCAATGTCGAGGTGGCTGGCGCTTTGACGGATCGATTCGCTATCTCACGGAGCTGTTGAATCTGCGCGGTTGCTTTATCGAAGGCGTCATTAATCACCGTGGGAAAGAACCCGCCACGGTTAGTGAGTACCATAGTCTGAAGGTAGTCCACGCCCGATAGAATCGCCAAAGACGAACCTTTGGCAAGAGGCGTGGTGAGGTGTACCACGCCACCCGCAGAAGAGTCCTGATCGCCGTTAAGCTCAACGTCGAAGTCACTACCGCTTAGCGTGCGCTCAGTCTCCCCACTGTCCGCGGAGAGACGCACGACGATATCGTCCTTCTCGAACACCTTGAAGTTGAACGGAAAATCGCGTTGGACGCCGTCCCCTTTGTACGGCCCTGCGCGTCGCTGTTCTGTGTTAATAGCCATTAAAGCCTCCCTAGTATCGTGTCCTCATTATGCGTGAGCATTCCTGAGATACTCATCACTTGCGATTGATGCCCAAGAGTGCGGCGCGTGCGCCTTCCACTGGGCTATCGATCTCGCCCTCTAAGTAAGCGTCTGTTGCCTCCACTGCGCGGTTGATCTGCGCCGATGGCAAGCCAAAAAGCGTACCGCCCAAGTTCACCGTCGACTTCAGCATCGCCTTATCAAGTTCGAGCTTACTGGCTGCAGCACCGAAGTTAATCGCATCGCTGATCAAGCGTGCACCACTTGGACCTGTCCACTTCCACACTGGCTCGCCCTTGACAAGGTTGGCTGCTGCAGAGGCAACCTCACGCCCAACCATGATCGTACCGAGGTTAAAGCTCACCACTTCACCTGCGGCCGAGCGAAGCATGGCAACGGCTTTCTCACCGTCAGTGCGTTGATCGTCGTCATCGTCATCGCCACCACCCGCGGGTAGTGCTGCGCGAAGCATGCTTTCCACAATCGGCATCACCGTGGAGACAATGAGGATCTGAGCCATGGCTTTGGCGCGGTTCTTCTCGCCTAAGTACGCCACGGCGTTAAGGTTGAGCGCTGTGTTCATAAAGGAGTAGTAGACCGTGAAGAGCTTCGCAACCTCACCACCACGCTCGACCTGCGAGAGGTCTTTCACTTCACCGCCACCCTGCGTGTCAATCACCGTTTGGTCAGCGAGTTCAATCGCGGTCTTGTCGTCGAACCCTTCGCGAATCGCCTTGGCATAAGCCGCATGCCACGTGATCGTGTCCACGATCTGCTGAACGCGAAGCATCAACCAGTAGGCCGCATTGCGGAAGTTATCGAGCGCAACGTTACGCTGTTGCAGTCGGTTATTCGCTTCGTTCAATTCACGGAATCGCGTGAGCGAGCGGTTACGCATGAAGGGCGAGGCTTCATTCGCCTGACGCGTAGCGCCCACAGGGTTGGAGAGATAAATGCCAATCCCCGTCCCAATGGCTGGCCCTACGCGCGCCACCGAGATGCCTAAGCCCGTGATCTGCGCGATAGCGCTCACCACGTTAAAGCCCACGCCCGCCACACCTGCGCCTTGGCGCAAGCGCGAGCTCCAACCTTCACCCGCGATGCGAGAGCGCTTATCGCCCACGGCTACATCGCGCAACCAGTTGTTGAAGAGTCGGATCACATCGGGCGAGTAGTACTCACGGATCGTGTCGCCAAGCCCGCTCTTCAAGAGTCGGCTTGCATCGATCACAAACTCGCGCCACGTCAAGTCATGCACCTCATCGTTCAACGCATCAAAGAGTGCGCTCATACGAAGTGTGAGCGGGCGCTTGACCTTAGCCGCACGAGCCTTCATGTGGGAGCGGTCGGTGCGCATTGCCTGGACAGCTGCGCGCATCATTACCTCAGCACTCTTCGTGTCGTCATACGCTTCAGAGAGTGAGCTTGCATCCGCGTCGTACACAGCAGGGTAGTAGCCACCAGAGACGGTGATCTCTTTACCCTCAGCTGTGCGCATTTGGAAGGGCTCGTACTGAATCCACTCAGGCGCGCGACCATAGATACGGCGCTCTAGCGCTTCAAGCTCTGGGCGCAACATCTCGAAAGTCTTCCAGATATTCTCGACGCATCGCCACTCGGTCTCGGTCATGCCTTCGAGAATCCCGCGGATCACCGAGTCAGTCGTCTCGAACCCATCAATCAAGCGTTGGCGGTTGCCTGCGTTACCGTAGTTCAACGCCATCGAAAGGCGCTCAGCGCGCGTGATGGGGCGATAGCCTTGGCGAACAGGTAAGCGCGCCACCACTTCGTTCATCTTGAAGCGAGAGATAACGGGCTCGAGGATCTCCACCATACGCACAGTGAGGTTCTTGCGGTACTCTGCTTCTTTATTCGCACACTCGTTCGCACGGCGCGTGAAGAGCGTCCACATGATCCCCCCATCCTTGTTGCCGTCCATAATGCGGCACCACGAAGCGATCTTGATGTGGTTGCGCATGAAGCCGATAAACTTCTGCGCCAACGTCTTCTGGTCGCTGTCGTGGTAGACCTTAGCCTCACGCCCCATGTCCTTGGCGCTCTCTTGGATCTGAGCACGCGCTTCGCGCACAGCGTCAGCCGTGCGCACTCGCACCCCGTTCATAAGCACCGTCTGCTTATTGCGCCCTGCGCTCTGGAGCGTCATGAGGGCGTCGGTGAGCTCTAAGAACTGCTCATAGGTGAGTGTTTGGTATGGTGCGCCTTGACCGCCACGGAGAAGCCATTGCGGGAAGTCGAACACGTAGCCCTCTTCTTGCTGAGCCAAGATAAAGCTCTCTAAGCTTGGCGCGTTCTCATCGACCGCGAAGTCGACAAAACCGAACCGCGCAGCGAGGTTCTCGATCTGCTCCATGAAGTCGCCCGCGATCGTCTTACTCTTCAAAGCGCGCTTAATCATCTTGATGCGCTTTTCGATGAGCACGAGCGCGTGGTCAGCTTCCTTAGCGAGTACGTGCTGGATAAACTGGTCTTTCTTGTGCTGGAAAGCTTCCGCGTATTGCCCATTCTTCCACGCTTCCTGTGCGTCTTTCCCTGCCTTGTGTTCGGCGCGGGTGTGCACCGTTGGGTGGAAGTCCGAGATCTTCGTCGCCTTGGTCTTCTGCTGAGCGTAGCGCGTGAGTACCTCACGAGCAGGTGCAGGGATCTTGAGGAGCTTCGCAATAGCGTTGAGTTCTCCAGCGATGGCGCGCGTGAACGCGTCGGTGTGTTGCACGAGCGAGTTAAGCGCCGCCGACCACATCCCACGCTCATCGGGGAAGTCCCCGTACTTGCGCGAGAAGGCGTCGACCGCACGGTCGGTCACTTCCTCATCGATGGGCTTTTGATTGGCGAGTGCTTCGGCGAAGTCGAGTACGTTTTCTGCGCCCACCATGTCGGCGAGTAACTCAATCGGCATCGTGTTTTCCGTCTCACCATCCCGCATGAGGTAGCCCTTTTCATCGAGCTTTTGGATCGTCTCTTCAGAGACGCCCACGCCTTCGAGGTTCTCACGGTGGAGCTTGTAGCGCGCGACCGTGTTCGCTTCAGAGGAGAGATACCCATAGCGGTCGATGTAGCGCCGAGCGATCTCTTCGGCGACCGTGCTCTTCTCGTCCTTGGAAAAGAGCGCTGTCTCGATCGCATCGATGAGCGCTTTATAGGTGACGCCGAGCTCTTTCTGCAGGTCGGACAAAGAGACGACCTCACCATCGTTATCGGTCAGTGCGACCAAGCCTTGCTCTTCGAGCGCGTCCATAGCGCGGTCAGAGAGTCCTGCTTCACCTGCGTTAAGGACATCATCGGGCGAGAGCTTCTTGCCACTGGCGAGCTTCTGGCGCACCTTGGCGGCGGTATCGTTAGAGCGCTCAGCTTCGACCTCTGCGCGGATGGCTTGATAACGCTCTTCGACGGTATCGCCTTCTTTGGCGCGACGTGCTTCACTCGCGAGGATGTTCTTCGTGCGCTCACGCGCTTGGCGGTTCGCTTTCGGATCTCGTCCTTCTAAGAGGGCTTCCGCTTGGCGTGTTGGCTCTGCCTCGACCTCTTCGCGTGTCTGCGCTTCGATCTCTTCGTAGTCCTTCTCGATGCCTCGCTTCTCGCGCTCGTGCTTGTTGGTGAGGATCTTGAAGTTGCGCTCACGGCTAGCGTAGACCGTAGCGCGGACATCTGCGCCCGCGCGCTCGAAGTCATCGCGAATCTGCGCGAGATCAGCTTCTCCCACCTTGTCCTTATCCTCGTCCGAGAATAGAGGTCGCATACTCGCGTTGTTCTCGATGTAGCTTGCTTCAGCTTCAGTGATGAAAAGGCGGTCGTAGAGCGCAGAGACTTCGGGCGTGAGCTCTACATTGAGCTCAGCCGCCGTGCGGTAGAGTCGGACTAACCATGTTTTGAATTTCTTGAACGCGTTACGCAAGCCCTTCGTCGGTGCTTTGCCTTGGCGCAAGTACGCCTCGAACCCGCGGGCGAAGGCTTCGTGCGTGTCGCGCTGTTGGTCAACGCTCATACTGGCGAAGTTTCGAATACGCTCTTCTGGGGTGGCTCCTTCTACGTTCTGCCATGTCAAGAAGCCATCGAGCGTGCGGATTAATTCGCGCTCCCCATCGGTCATATTGCCACGGTCGATTGCTTCTGTCGTGAGGTTGAGTAACGTGTTTAAGAAGTAATGCGCGGACTCGTGCATGAAGGTCGATTCGTCCGCGGATTTGAAGAGTTTGAGAATCCCTGTTCCGGGATTGAAACTTCCTCGGGCGTCCCCTTTGTTCTGCTCGAACTCCTCGCCCATAGCCATGCGAGCTAGAATATCGCTCGCCTTATCAATCGGCGCATTGGCTTCTGCATACTGCTCTAAGCCTGCTTTCTGGAAAGATTCGCCGTAGTCTTCGGGAGTGGTTTTTGGGGCGTTCTCAACTTCTTTATTACCAACGATAGGCGCTTCTCTGGTTGCGTTAAATACCATAAAGGCAATGTCGGGCGTCCCTTTATCTTCAAACTTCTTATAAAGATCGTAGTCCCACCCATCGGGCGCATAATCTGTATTAAATGGCAGAGAGGCGACAACCTGAAAGCCGTGTCGAGAATAGAACGTAGGAAGAATTGTATTGAAGCAGTCTAGGCGGCGCCCACCTGCTGCGACGGCGCATAGCATAAGCGCGTCTCCAGAAGGTTCACTTGGCGAGCTGAAGACGGAAACGATATCATCGCCATTCTTCAAGGCGAAACCACTTTGATGATCCTCAGAAAGGAATAGTCTAAATTTCGGGCTACCGTCGGCGTTGGTTTCGAGGAGCTCTGAAATCTCCTTCGACTCAACACACGCGCCGAATGGTAGTAATTCTTTGGCGCGATCTATGGACTCTTTAAAAAGGATGGCGCTTTCGGGGGTTACTTCTAGTTCGTTGAAGGTCGGCGCGCCACCACTTTGATTAATGGGGTGTCTTAAGTTGCCAATCCCTTTAGCATCTTTTTTCGGGCATTGGCGAACGATCTCATCGAGGGCTTGCCGTGCAATAGTTCCTGGCTTCCAAGTTCTTAAGCGGCGAACGTTCCCCAGGCGTCGTAATCCTCCTGCGTCAGCCCCGGATATTGACCGAGACCCCGTTCGTATTGAGTCCATAGCATTTGAGGTGGACGCACCCACTGGCCGTTCAGCTTGATAAGTACATGCCCCCCATTCATCCGGCTTCGCACCGACTTGAATGGCATCTCGAATGTAGGCTCGCAGAGAATGAAGTACTCGATCGCGATAGTCAGCAAACGACTCTTCCTCGCCTCTTCGTATACTGTCTTCAATTCGCTTTGGTCTTTCGCTGGGTACAAGGCTACCGCTGGATCCTTCGAGTACGCTGGCGCGTCCGTCGCCTCGAGGCTCGGCAGATCCTTGTACTGCGCTCTCGCCTTGTTCAGGATTTCCTCGCGGGCTCTCTGCTTCGCTTCGTAGGAATTCTCGGGTTTTGGCGGCGTCGATTTCTTGTCGGAGATGAAGTTCAAGCCGTTCCTTGTACCGATCATAATCCGGATGCCCAGTGGACCCCATTCCTTGGGTCGTTCCCTGTAAACTTTGATTGCCATTGCTTTGCCCCTCTTTTGGTTGGCTTTCCACAACTGTAGGAAACACAAGTTGCGAATAAATATCAGCGCACGACAAGATAAAACGGTCATCTTGTAAGGCGTTAATCGCGCGCTCAGCTAGCTGGAGAGCTTCTTCTGAATCTATGCTCGAATCCAACCCTGATAATAACTCATTTTCATTGACAGAGAAGCCCTGAAATACACGTAATCCGTTCTTATCTTTGATCGGGTATAAGGTATTACGATAAAGCTCTCTCAACTGCTCTGTGGTGAACCCTTCGGGCAGTTTAATTGCCAATGCCTTCCCCTTAACCAGGCCTTTACCCGGACGGTCAGAACTCACATAAATAGCTTCTTGATTGAGCAGGTTCGCCATCAGCCCAGCAATACGCACCGCTTCATCGGGCTTATCACGGATCAAAATGCAAAGCGAATGATTCACTTCACCTTCCCATCCGCCGATCTGAAATATCAAATCGCTAAAATCAAGCCCTTCAATTCGGCGAACCTCTTTAATCACTTCGTTGCCAATTTTGCTCGTAATTTCATATTTGCCTTCTTCTGGCAAGGCGTTCCACTCGTCAGTGAGTGTCCGATTTTGCGGATTCGGCGCAATCTCAACGTTCAGCGCGGCGCCCGCCAGCTGCGCGAGATCTTCATCAGTTAGGCTATTTGCCGCCAAGCCTTGTACCACGCGTTGCACTTGTAGCGGATGGCGCTGGATTAACTCTTTCGGGCTCACCCCCGCAAGCGTGGAAAGATTGCCTAAGACGGCTTTAAAAGTCTTCATCTGAGACTTCACCACATCAGGCGTCATCTCTTCGCTACGCTCGCGCATAAGGGCTTGCTCGATGGGCGCTAAAGCTTCATCGAGCTCTTGCTGGAACTCCTTTGACGCCTTAATCTGCTCCACAATCTCGCGCTGATTTTCTTTCGCGAACTGCTGATTTTTCTGGTTAGCCTTCCACGCGTCCACTTCCGCTGGGCTCATCAGGTCGGGCGTGCGCGATGCATTCTGGCGCACAAGCTCCGCGAGCTGTTGGTTCTGTCCGATCTCGGCCGCATAGAGCTGCAGGGGTACGGCGACCGTTGTCCCCATCTCGCGCGCTTCCTGCACGGCTTGCGCCATTGCGGGGGAGATCGAGGCGAGCCCGTTGGCGAGCTCCGCATTAGCGCGGATCACGTCCGCTTTGATGTAGAGGTTAGGCTCACCACTCATCTCGCCCACTTGCTTGGCGAACTCGCCAAAGGCGTCTGGGGCGCTCTGATGGAGCTGAGCATTCATCATTGCTGAGAGGGCGACTTTACTTGCCTCAGCTTGACGAGCCGACTTCTGCACGCGAGCGCGCTCAGAGAAGTCGCCGAGCGCCTTGCCCGCACGAGCCGACATCATGTCCGCGGGCATGTTGGCGAAGTCCGCAATGGCTTCGAGGAAGATATCGCCAATGCTGATCTTCTGCCCTGCGTTCTTCTGTCCCAAGTACTCGCCCAAGCCACCGAGCGCACCACCTGCGATCGAGCCCGTCAGCGTGTCGTCAAGAGTGGAGAGCCACCACCCCTGCTTACGTTCAGCTTCAGCGAATGCTTTCGTGAAGGCTCGACGCGCGAAGGGAAGGCTCTTACCGCCCGACCGCGCGATCACACGCCCTGCGCCAATCGCACTACGTGCGCCCGTGAGTACCCCCGCGACCTTACCCGCGACGCCCATACTGAGCGCATCGATAGCGGCCACAGGAGCCGCATGCGCGCTTGCCTGATCGAGGGCTTGCTGTAAGCGCGGAGCGTTGCTCAAAAACGCGTTAACAGCATCAACATCGTTAAGGTCAACGCCCTGCGACGACATCGCTTCAAGAAGCGCGCTACGACGGTCGATCTCGTACGAGCCAGCACCAGCCACACCCATGGTGAGAACGGTGCCTAAACCACCAGAGAAGAAGCCCGTCAGCCCTGCGACGACCTGTGCGGCCATCAGTTCAGCTTGCGATGCCATTGACTTCCCTGCGGTGTAGTAGGCGATATCGAGCGGTTGCTCCAAGAAGGCGTCCATCACGTCACTAAAGGTATCCGCCTTAGAAAGACGCTCCAGAGCTTTCGGTTGTGCTATGGCGCGCTTACGCTTCATCGCGTCTTGCCACTCCATAAGGCGCTTTTCTTGTTCGGCACGCGCTCTCTCCCGCGCGCCATCAGAGACCGCACGGTCGATGTCTTCTTGCCCGTTAACGAGATCCTGCATCAAGTCCGCCTCGTGGCGCTCATCGCGCCCTTGCTCCCACACAGAGACCGCTTTCTCGAAGACGTTCATCTCTTCCCAGTCCTTGGGTTCGCGCGCAACGAGTGGACCATAGAGCGGGTCACTCGTGAACGCCTTAAACCCGGGTAACCCGCCAAAGCGTTCGGCGTCCTGATTAAGGCTCTGTTGCACGAGCTCGTCGCGAAAGTAGGGCACTTCGAGCGGGGTTACGCCCACGGTCTTGGCGAGCTTGCGATCCGAGATCGCTTGCTGCGCGGTGTCCTGTCCGAGCGTGAGGTTAGTGTGCGACCGCAGTGTTGCGTCATTGAATTTGAAATAATCATCAGCCATCGGTGGGCTCTCCTCTTATCGGGACAAGATCAAATCGTTAGTGGGTGCGCTATCACCAGGGATATCGAAATCCTCCAGCGCGTCGTCTGAGTAAACTTGACTCTTCTTTCGTTGTTCACCCATCTTCTGGAGCGCGCGGGCTTGCCACCAAGGACGCGTTTCGATGTCCTGCGCCTTAGAGCGTCCACCCCTACCTGCGCCACGTTCGCGAACCGTACTGACGAACTTCGCGAGAATGAGCTGTGGGTTCTCGGCGTACTCGCGTTTTAGACGCTTCTTGCCAGAGCTATCCTTGGAGTAGATGAACTCGTTCAAGAAGTACTCGGGCAACACGCGCAAAAGCTCGTCAACCGCCGCGGGCGAAGCTCGCAACTGATCAGCCACACGGCCATTTTGGCCATCGAGCAGGAAGCTCTCTGCGGTGGCACGCGCAGCTGTATCGCTCGGATTGAGGTTACCGTCCACGACGGTCGCCATGGCCTTGAACACATTGGTGAGCGTGACGTCTTGGGTAATGTCGAAATTCGCGTCTTCGAGCACGTTGGGGCCACCTTTCCAAAAGCTCTCCTCATGGAGCGCGCGAATGGTGAGGCGTTGAAGCTTGATCGGATCGACCACTTCCCCCGGTTTGATCTCAGCATTCACCGTGCGCTTAACTGCGGTTTGGACGCGATTAAGCGTGACGTTGTACATGTTCTTGTGCTTCGAGTCGAGGAGCTCTGGGCGCGCCTTCTCGAGGTACGCATCGAGTTCGTTCTTGATACCGCTATCGATATCGAGGTGGAACTTACGCGCGTCACCGTTGGCGGACTCGACGCTTTGCCGACGGTCGAAAACCTGCTTCCACTGAGAGTCAGAGAGATCTGCACGCAGGGCGTAGAGGTCTGCCTCGGACATACGCGAGAGTTTCACTGGGTCTTGCATTAAGGTCGCGAAGAGCGTTTCATTGCCGTAGTTGTATTCGGTCGGATCAGTGAGGGCGCGCTTGTCTCGCTCCCACACTTTGTGCGCCCTCTGGACTTGGGTGGGCGACCATCCAGTGGTGTCGATCTGCTCGAAATTGTCGGGTATGTTCCCCGATTGAAGGCCCTTGAGCGCGTCCGTGACCCGTGCATCCGTGTCCGCGGCGATGAGCGCTTGCTGTACGCGCGTCTCGTCGATCACTTTCTTTGCCATCTTGATCTGTTCATCACGGGGCATGTCGGGGTGCATTTCGCGCACGTAGTTGAGCGCGTCCATCTCGGTGAACTGCTCAACCGCATTGCCGTAGTGAATCGCGCTCGCGATTTTCTTCACGTCCTCGTCTTTCGCGCCTTCGCCTAAGAGACTGCGCACCGCCACCGTGAGGTCACCACCCGAGCCCTTGAGCGCGGGGTCGACCCAAGCGTTTAAGATGCGGGCCTTCTCTTGGCGCGTTTGCGCTTGGTCGTACTTCGCCTTGACGTCATCGGGCAGAACTGCGCCCGCTTCAAGCGCTGCGCGCCCAACCTGTGCGCCTACGGTGTAGCAGTCCTGCAAGCCCTCAAGCGCCGAGTTGACCACGACCTTTGTCTGCTGAGCGCGCGCCGAGGCAAGGATGCGCTTGCGCGCATTGATGAGCACCTTCGGATCGAGCTGATACGCCTTGCCAACCTCGTTGAAAAACTTCTGCGCGCCCTTGACGTTGTCTTGGTTGATGAGGAGCGTTAAGACGTCCTGCAGGGCGCCAGAGACGACCTTTTTCTTTTCATAGTCAATGTGATCAGGACTCCACCCGTTTGTCTTGCCGAGCGAGTCAATGGCATCGTAGATGCCCTGAATATCGCGCTCACGCGACTCTGTGTCCCATCCCATCTTGGCAAGGTTGAGCGAGTGATTATTCACCGCGTTGCTGTAGACATCGTTCGAGTAGTCGTGGATCTGCTTGGACTCGTAGGTCAGGAACTCGTGCTCGTTTTTGATGCGTGTATCGTCAATGAACTTTTGCGCTAGCTCTTTCTGTGCGGCATTAAGTCCCTTGAAGTGCTTATCGATGCGCTCTTGCACGCCACGGTTACCTTCGGACGAGAATGCCTCCCCGCTCTCTGGTGTCGCTACCGCACGCCCTACGCGGTTCATAATGCCGTGTTCAGCGTTGTACTTGTAGTCGTTAAGATCTGCCACAAAGTCGTTGACCGCCGACTGTACGCGCAATTTGTTCGCTTCATCGACAATCTCGCGCATGTATGCAGGAACTGCGCTAATCGTCTGGTTAAGCGTATCGCTGATCGTGGTATCGACTTGAGGCTTGATCATGGTCGCCGTACCCACCGACACCACGCTCGGCGCGACCGAGATCACCGAGCCATTATTCGCCATCCTTGAACTCCTTATGCCATGTCTTATAGGTTTGCAAGAGCGCGCCCGGTACAGTAGCGAGCGCACTGCCGATCGGGCTAATGCTCGACGCGTACGAGCGCGTTGCGCTCGCTTGCATCGCGCTACCTAAGCCACGCGAGCGAATGCCCCACGCCTCACGGTAACCGTTGACGTATTGCTGATTCACGTCGATCTGCTTGATGATCTCGGTCGACGCGAGCACCTCCTTAGAATTGCCCACGCCGACCTTGACCCCGCTTGCTCCCATTCGCACGCGCTGTGTAGCCTTTAACTGTCCTGCTTGCTGTGTCTTTTGCGAAATGTACCAATTGCTCTGCTGAAGCGCCATGTGCGCCGAGAGCTCCGCCATCTGGCGGTTACGCTCTTCGATCTCGGCTTGGTACATGGCGACCTTCTTTCGCGACTTCGCTTGAAAGTACGCTCCAAACATCGAGGCGACCGCCGAGGCAATCGATGCACCCGCGCCGTAGGTCGCGAGTGTTGTGTTCTGTACTGGGGATTGCGCTGGTGGTTGCGAGGGTTGCACCACGGGCGCCGCCATCGAGACCGCGTCCACCCCATCGATCATGGGTTGCGCCATCGAGACGGCATCAACCGTGCCAACCAAAGGCGCGGCACCCGATATCGCGTCATCCCCGATCGAGTTGAAACTCCCTGTCGTGAGCGCCGCATTCTGAATAATTCCGTTAACCTGTGCCACGGTTACTCACCTCCCTCTATGTCAATATTGGCCGCTAGCCCGAGTACCGTAATCGGTAGGGGATCGGCTTGGCGCACACAGATCTGCCCGTCATCCGTCCACATCGCCTTGGGCTTGACGGCAAGCACCCCTGTCAGCTTATCGGGGGCAATACCCATCGGCTCGGTGGTGCGTTGCTTAGCCTCAACGAGATCATCGAACGTAGGCCCAACCCACACGCCCGATGACTCGTATAGGCGCAAAGAGACTTCTTTGACGTTCTTCTTAATCGCTTGCGCTGCGACCGTCCCTGTACGCGTCGTAATCGCCACAGGGAGCGTCTGCATGTCCGAGGTATAGGGCAACCCCACCTTGACCGTATACGCGCCCTCATCGAGCGTAATGCGCCCGTCAGTGACCACTTGTTGATTGAGCACTGCTCCATCAGCGAGGATCGAGACGCGTCGACCTTCGAGCCACGTAAGCCCTTTGACCTCTTTGGTGAGTGCGCCAGAGTACGTGCCCGCGCAGTCGACGAAAATGCCCTTGTCGCGCTCGCTCATACGCTCGATAAAGCGCACGACCTGCCCGCCAATCTCTCGGCGAATAACGGCGTAGAGGATGTCTTCGTTGCCCTCAGCGACCGTCGCAATCGACTCGAACGCGCCATCGGTGCGGTGCTCATGCCACGCGCCGATCTGCTGTTCTGGCACGTAAGTGAGCCCGAGCAAGGCGCCAGAGCTAGAGATGCACCAGAGGATAGGCTTAGGTGCCTTGACGAACGCCATCTCGCGAATGGTCTTGCCATCGAATAAGTGCGAGGCGCGAAGGCTAATGTCGCCCGTCACGTAGCCACCTGCATCGGCAGAGTAGGTGAACTCGCGAAGATGACCGCCTCGACCTGCGCAGTAGATCGTTGCTGTGTTGATGACGACGGGTTGAACGTGAGACGCGCCCACGGAAGACTGACGCCGTACCGAGATGGACTCAGGCGTGATCGCGTCGCTGTTCATCGTATCCGTGCGCCACTCGCTCGACGCAGTTAAGATGATGAGTCGAGAGAGCGGAATAAGGTGCAGGATTGGCGAGTTCTCTTGTGAGGCAAGCTGTGCGCTGATACGGTCGTCCGCTTGCGAGGGCATCGAGTAGGTCATGTTCGACTCTGTCCCCGTCTTGGTCATCCAGATGTGCTGTGGGTGCAAGGTCGTCGAGGCGAAGCACCGACGCTGTTCAAAGTATCCCGAGCATCGCGGATACTCACCGCGCCCAAGGGCTTCCGCCGTGAAGGTCGCGCCAGAACCCCCGTTGGCATACGCGACCGAAACCTTGGGGTTTGTGTAATTTGCCCCCGCACGGTCAATGACGACCGCCTTGATGTGACCATCTTCAACGATGGGGCGAAGCTCCGCACCCGTCCCATTGCCACCAGAAACGGTCAGTCGGATTGTGTCCGACTTGAGCCCTACGGCGTAACGGTGTTGGAGCGCGCTGTGTCTAGTCCCCATCCAAGAAACCGTTTCAATGTACGGCTTGGTGTACCGTTCTCCTCGTTTGATGACGCGAAAACCCGCTACTGAAACAGTACTCGACTTCCACCCAGCCCAATCGCCCGCGTCCCCACCGTAGCTTATTGTTCCTTGATCACGAGAATAAGTTAAGATCGGCTCGACTTCCGCGCCCGACCCGCTGTTCGTTTCATCGACCACGCGTATGTATTTGCGAATCTCTTGAACCGTTGGGTACGCAGGGTACTTAATCTCGTCTGGCCTAGCATAGTCTTTACTAACCCTGTTCGACCAGCTCGGCACTCGGTCTCGATACTTGTCCTTGTAATCGAAAACTTTCTTAAAGGAAAATAAGTCCTTATCGCCTACAACCACTTCGCGCGCTAACGTAGCCCGCCCATCCCAGTGCTGGTCGTCAATGCCGTTGGTATAGCTTACGTACCCAGAACCACCGTTCGTTACGGTGACCTTGGAGATGCCACCTGCCGCCGCAAATACCTCATCAAAATAGGGCGGTGTCTTATCCAGTTCAGGCGCGATATTCTCGTCCGTAATGCTCAGTTCGGTCGTGTCGCCGATGTAGCCATAAAGCCCACCTTGCGCTTTATAGACGCGATAAAACTTCGCGCCTTCCACCGCGTTCCACGAGACCTTGACGACCGTCCCAGTTTGGTACAAGTTCGCCACCGCGCTCACAGGCGCAGAGGCTTCGCTCTCGAGTGTCTTGTCCGCATTGAGTGCTGTCACCTTGTAGTACCACGTGTACTTGTCCTTGTTCTTGTCCTCTTCCGCGGTCGAGGTGCGCTCTGCCTTGACGCCAGTTGGCGTCTTCAACTGAGGTAAGAAATTAATGTCGACCATGCGCCAGTCATAGACGCTATAGCGACGCAATTCTTTGGGTGGGTACTTCTGGTGCGTGATCGTCATCACGTCCGCACTCTGCACGAAATAAAGTTCGTTCAAGTCATCCGCGTCGTAAGGCGTCGCCACCTCATACGGCGCGCCATCGCGCATTAACGTGCGCCCTTCAGTGTGAAAGCGCACATAGTGATGGCCAAACTCAAGCACCATCGTCTGTGTGATCGAAAACAAAAACGCAACTAAGCGCGTGGGCTTGTCTTGGTACTTGGCGCGGTTGACATAGGTAAAGCCCGTGCGGTTCTCGACTGCGCCTTGCGGTAAGCAAATCATGTTCGAGCAAACGGCTAAACCCGTCTGGTACTTCGTATCATCGTAGCGCGCGAGCATGTTAGGCGAGATCACGCCACCCGCGAAAGAGCGTTGATTAATGCGTGCCATCGGGTGCTCCTTGACGCCAGCGATACCAAGCAGGCATGTAGTTCAAATCGCTCTTACGTTGCTGTACGAAGTCACGCGAGATCGCGGCACGTAGCGCCGTCTCGTAGCCCTGCGCCATCGCAGCGCCGATCTTGATGCTCGCCGTACCACTGATAATAGGCCCTGCTAATTGCGAAGCTAAGAGATACGCAAACGCCTCGATAAAGGTCGGCGTGAAGCCCTCCGTATCGTTGGTGTCGCGCGTGTAGCGGATCACCGCGTCGGGGCAATCGGTATAGATCACGTTCTGCCCGCGCGCATCGCGCTCGAGTAAAAACTGATGCGTGTTCTCGTGCCCTTTGTCGTGCACGGTAAAAATACTCACGATGTGGATCAATCGAGCAGGAGCCGCGTAAACGTAGGGCCATCCGTAGGACTCTTGATGGAGTGGAGCGAGCTTTTCGCGACGGATGAGGAAAGACCAGTTGTGCGCCTCGAAGATTTGACGACGGGCGAGGGGATAAAAACGGGCGCAGTGCTCTGACTGCGCCGACCCTTCAGGGGGATCAATGCTCGCCACTGTCGCGGAATCGCCTAGGCGCGCGAGCGCTAAATTGCAAATATCGACTGCCGATGCCATAGTGCCTCTTCGTGGTTAAGGGATGGCGGAGGAGTCGAAACCCCTCCGCGGTTTTACACGTTATTCAATCGGCAACTGAACTTTGTCGATATCGCTGAAGTTGTCCGTCAAGGCGGCGCTCAACGTACCTGCAGGCGTACCCGTGAGCTCGACCTTCAAGCGCACGTGACGCTTGTGGTACGGCAACATCGGAATCACGATCTGCTGAATACCGCCCTTGGTCTTCACAACGTCGATCGCGCCAAAGCTCTTGCCGTCGGCGGAGTCCTCAAGCGTCACCGTGATCTCGGTGGCGGAAAAATCGGGACTCATCCCAACGACTACCCAGAATTTACGAGCAATGAGCCCAATACGCGGATCTTCCTGGCCGAAGTCGATCGCTTTCGAGGTCATCGAAGCACTCGCCTGCTCACCAGAAAAGAACATCAAAGAAGAATCGATAATCATGTCTGATCTCCCCTATTAAACGTTAAGTTTTGTCGTGTACGTGCCGATCACTTCTTTCGCGAGGCGATGCACCGGCACGCCCGCATAAGTCTCAACACGACGACCCGCCACTTCATCAGGCGTCAGCACCAATCGAGGCGTCTGCAGAATCTGCAAACGCAAGGCTTCGGTGATGGACGACGGCAAGTACCAGGCGGCCTGCGCACCGAGCGTATCGGGAATGCGCTCCTGCGCACGAATCATCAAGGTTTGCAAGTCCACCGCCGCAACCGGGTCTTTCTTCAAGGCGGTCACGTTAACGTTGGCAATACGGATGACACGACGTGGATCTTCAATTGCCAGCCCCATATCCCACTGGTAGTCTGTGATAAACGCACGGAAACGACGTCCTTTGGCGTCATAAGCATCCTGCTCACCGCGATCCGTCGTCACAAGACCAGCAAGCCCCTGTTCGGGGTAGATCAAGTGGACGGTCGTCTTGTCCCAATCCACCAACCAAATATCCGTCAGCACATCTTTAGCCCCCACGGTTTTACCCGCAGAAGCATCAATGACTTGATCACACGCCTTTTTGTAGCGTGCGCCAAAGCCATCAAACTCTTTAAGGTCAGCGCCTTTGACGCCCTGAAAGATTCGACGTGCCATGCCCTGCGCAAAACCACGCGTAAATGCGGCTTCTTTATTCGCGCGCCATTTGGCGGAGTTGCCGTTACGCTTCATCATGTCGGCATCGATCACGGAATAAGCCGCGAACATGGCGGTTGAATCCACTACGATATTGGACTGCGATTTCACCGCTTCCACGCCTTCGTTATAGGCGCGGGCCTGAAGATCAGGGTATTCCGTGATGATTTCAGTCTTGTTCATCGAGCCGTCGTTGCATGCCAAAAGTGGGGCTTGGTCAAAGAGCGGCATTGCGTCGATGATGGAGTGAACGGTGTTAGGGTGCACACCATGCCCTGCATTAGCGGCTTCTAATTCCGCCAAGGTATAAAGCCCCGTAGTAGTCGGAGTGTATGCCATAAGATTTGTTCCTCAAATTAAGGGTTAAGCTTCGAGTTCGGGAACATCGATCGAGAATCATTGACGCCAAACGTCTGCTGATTGCCCTTCGGGAAAGAACCCTCACCCGTGAGTTTGCCGATGTTCCTGAATAAGCGAAGAACCTCTGGATGCGAGACTAAGCCAGACTGGTCGAGCAACTGGCGCAATGCGGGAGTGCAAAAGCGCTTGTCGTTGAACGCCTTATTGGCTAAGTGGCACGTTTCCTTGAAGTTCACGCCGCCCAGTTCAGGATCGGCTTTTGTCGCGCTGACCCCAGCCGCCAGTGCGCGAGTACGAAGGTTCTGCGTGTCCATCTTCATGAGTGGGCCTACTTCACGGTAGAGCGTCGCCATCGCCTCATTGCTGAGGTCGAGCTTGCGAGCGACTTCCATGAATCGAGCCACGCCAGGATTGTCCGCGTTGAATTCCTCCATACCCTCCACTTGCGGAAGGTCGTACTGTTCGGGCGCGCCGAGCGTGTTGCCTTGCTCTTCGCCTTCTTCGCCTTCGGTTGCCTCAGTGAGCAATGCCTCTGGGGCTTCTTCAGGTTCAGTCCGCGAAGCTTCAGCTTCGTCGCTACCTGCATCCTCGGTAAGCACTGCGTTCGAGGTACTTTCATTTCCCAGATTGTCAGCGTTGACCGTCTCTGCGGTTGGCGTTTCCGTGGTCGTAGGGTTGGCTGCGACGGGCGCTTCCCCCTGCGGTTGAGTTTCAAGCTGGTTGTTATTTGTGTTCACCGCTTTGCTCCTCTAACATAGTTGAATAAAATTCGTTGCACGATTGGCGCAGTTGCTCGACGAGCGCCACGCCAATGGCGCGTTTTCCTTCGTTGAACGCCATCGTGAGGGCGTTCGTGTTAAAGCTCGGCGCGTACACACCGCACGCTTTGAGAATCTGGTAGACGAAGCGCCTACCCTCCTCTGTGTGCATCACGTTGTACGTGTCCTGCTCCTTTCGTTTTTGATCCGCTTCTTGCAAGAGCGCAACTCGTTCGCGCTCCTTCATCTCCGCGAATACGTCTCGTTGTCCGTTCATTTAGTACCCCTGTAGGTTCTGGAGACCTTGCGCTTGTGCGGCGCCCGCCATCATGTCCTTGCCCGCCGAAGCCACCTGTTGGAGCTGAGCCATCTGGGCTTGCTGTGCAGCGGCTTCTTCGCGCTGTTCGCGAATCTTCTGGACGTCCTTCTCACTGCGCAAGTGCGAAGGATCAACGCCCAACATATCAGCGAACTTGCGCAAGTAGCTGTCCGTGTCCACCAAGTCCCCTGCATTACTCGTCGGCATCACCTGCTGCGCCATGCCGAGCGTGGAGAGGAAGGTCGAGTAGCCATTCAACGCGCTAGACTTCTGCGCCAAGGCAAGCACGCTGATGTAGTTCACAGAGATGCCCTGCTGTGCGATCGCTTCTGGCGCAGGTGGGATACGCCCCACCGCGTTGCAGTAGTCGAAGGTCGCCGTAATAAGCGGCCCCAGCAATTCGTTGTGCAGACGTTCGAGCACAGGGCCGAGCATCATCATTTTTTCCTGTTGCATCTGCTGAACTTCAAACGCCGTGCGCTCGTTGCCCGCCGTCGAGCCCGCAATCATCAGGAACAAGTCCTTATAGAAGAGCGAGTCGAGCGTGCGCTGATTGCGCTGTAAGACACTGTCCAAGTACTGCAGATTGATCGGTACGTTCACCGCGGACTGCACGGTCTCGCCCTTGACGAGCCCAGAGCCCATGATCACACCCCCCGGTCGAAGATCGTTCTCGCGCCCTTCAAACCCTTGTGGGATAACAAGTGGCGGGCGAGACTGGTATCCGATACCGAAGGACATATCGACCTTCTGCCCGCTAAGCTCTTTGACCAGTGGGAGCGCGCGCATGCCTACGCTCGTCCCGTAGACGTTGCCACCGCGCGTCACCCATCGCGGGCAAAGCGCGGGAAAGTGCGTGAAGCCCTCAACACGCAAGGGCTTGTCTTCCGTCACGCCGTCCACATAATGCACAGAGCGCCACGGCATATTCTCTTGGTCGACCTTGTCGGGATCGCGCTCAAGCCGGGGCTCAACTGCTTGGACGACCGTGAAGAGGCGTTGATGATGGTTGGCGTCGTAGGCATCGCGCACGACCTGCGGCACCTCGTTTCGCCCAAACTCTTGAATCAACTGCTTGGCCGTCATCGTGTACGTGCGAAAGAGCGTATCAACTCGTCCTTCGTCGTCTTCAGCGAGCCAGTACTCGCCCACAGTGAGCGTGTCCGCGCGCACCACTGTCTTCTCGCTAGGCAAGACGACCGTGCAGGACGTCCCGAAAACGGCAAGCTCGAAGTACGCTTTGTGGAGTGCTTCGTAAATATTCGAGCCTGCAAACACCATGAGCAGAGCCTCGGTCACGTCCGAGAGCCACGCCTTCACCTCGTACTGCTCATCGAGCTCGGGCGACATCGTGGTCAA